ATCCTTAAGAGGAAACTTTTGTTTATTAAGAAATAGTGTATCAATTGAATATACATTGTTAGCTCTAAGATCATCTATGTCCTGGTAATACATATTCCAATATGCTAGTTCATCATGTGTGAACTTTCTTGTCTTCACTTGAATAAAGAATTCACGCTTAGATGTAGATGTTGGTTGTGTATAATTAGAAACAATCCTCTCATATTTTCTTGTAGAAGATTCATGAGCAATCCCTAGATCAAAATCTCTATCAATCATCAATAATGCTTCACGCAATGTTATATTGAACAGCATCATGACAAAATTAAAGCATCCACCTGTTCTAGCAGAATCTCCAAAATCTTTAAATCTTAATGCTCCTCCTACATAACCAATAATGAATGAAGGATGTTTTTCATCTCTGAAGGGAGAATAAGTAACTGTGTTAATCTTCCAGTTCTGATGTGGCATGTACATTTTGTAAATATCATATTCAGATATCTTTTCTAGCACATTATCAGTTGTTAAGTTTATTCTTTTTCTTCCTTTTATCATAGCTTTAAAATAAAAAACCTCTACCATTTCTGATAGAGGCTCTTACTAACAATTAATTGAATTAATAATCACTACCATCTTCAGAAATATAAGCATCAGAGGCAACTAAGTTATCATCTGTGTTATAATCTTGTAAATCTTTAAATGTGAAATAATCTTTACAACCATATTCTCCTACAACATTTACAACAAACTTCTCATGTCCTTTCAAATCACGAGGTTTCTTGTTCTTAAGAGATTCTTGTAATTTCTTACTACCATAATCAACAAGTCTGAATTGTTTTAGTGCATATCCACCTAGGAAAGCTTTGTTATAGACTCCCTGGTATTCTTTAGACTCTCCATCTCTATCTTTAACTATAACAGTTGCAAGAGCTACAACAGACTTAGCCCATTCTCCATCAATTTGATCTTTAAGATCTTTCACATTACCTCTGATAAGTTTCTTCCATTCTAATTGTAGAACAGTGTCTTTATCACGATAATCAAGATCAGCTAACCAAGTTCTCATGAAGTTGTAAAGATCATCTTCACCTGTATATGCTACACGATAGTCTCTATCTTTAGCAAACCAATCAGCAAGATCATTCTCATCTGCAGCCCAAGAACACTGACCAACAGAATTGATATATTGTTTCTTAGTACCATCTTTATTCTCACGTTCTTTATCTTCTAAGAAGAATGACACTTTAAGAGGTTGATTTGCCTCTTCTTTAAGATCTTTTAACCATACGTCAATACGAACATAGCTATTACCATCTTTTGTCTCACCTAAATACTCAGCAGCTTTGCTGTCTTCTTTAAGCTCCATTCCAAGTTTATCCTTGTATTCTTCAATTGTTGGATTAATTGCAATCACGTTTGCTTCAAACAAACCTACTTTCTTTCCGAAATCACCACTTCCTGATGATTCTCTCTTTTTTCCTCCGATACTACTCATTTTGATTTAATTTAATTTAGTTATAATATTCATTTAATGTATTCACTACTAGTTGCAAGTCATTTGGTATTTTAACATCGTTAAACATACCAGCAGGACTCTTTGCAGGCATTTTCTTATATCGATTGGTTACAAAGCTATATGTAGCAGATCCATCTTTTGTTTCTTCTACATTAGTGTAAAGACAAACAGTTAATAGTCCTTCTAATAACACTTGGTTATCAATCAATTTACCTGCAGTTTTGATTTTGTATCCTATTACATCTCCACCATCCATAATTTCTTCTGGGTGAGTTAAATAGAACACAGTGATGTCATCACGTAATTGTCTAGCAGTTCTAAACAGATCAACCATATCTCTAGCCATAACGCTAAACTTGGTGAATCCCACTTCAGTTGCTTTAGCCACTATATTGAATCCCATAATGTAATTAGAGTCTTCGATAATAATGTTCTTAATGTGAGGAGCTTTGTCAGAAATAGTCTTTAACAAACGAGAGATCTCATTTGCATCATCTACTTCTTTGTAATTCTTCTTTTCTACGTTGTAAAGTTTCTCAGAGCCCTTAAATGGTAACTCTTTCTTTGCAACATTGATAATGTACGTTTCTTCTGGATTTAGGTGTTTGATACTAGTTGATTTACCTGTACCTGTAGCACCAACAATCCCTACTAATTTACTTGCCATTGTTTTTTGCTTTAGTTATTAATTATTTAATTTTATGGTATAAAGATACAACATATTCTTAACAAAATCAAGTTTTATAAGTATTTTATTTTATCAAATGCCCATTTTTGTATTTCTACCATATACACTTCTTGATTAGTCATATTGTTAACTTTAAAGTCTATAATCTTAAATGCACTTTTGGGAACCCAAGCTACTTTTTTATTTGATCTAAATTTCAACAAGTGTGCTTTTTCTGTTTCTGCTTCACAGAAAGTAACATTTCTACATACTGTATCTTCCATTATACATATTTTATTTTAGTTTTATCAAAGAATTCTAATGCTTTTGCTAACCATTTCAGTTCTACATTTTCATCACTACTAATAATATAAACGTGTGCTTTCTTATCAGGAGTGTTATACTCCATGGCCATACATCTATTTATTTTCTGTGCTAAGTTTTCTGCATTACTATCAAAATAGTTTATAATCACTCTGTTAAGAGGCTTATAGGTTACACCTGTATTACCAATCTTTACAACAGCTAGATGATTACCCTCTCCTTCAGCAAAGTTTTCAAAGATAGCTTTCTCTTTAGACTTATTGTGATAGGAAGGAATACCAAGACTATCTGCTATCTTTGTGGTACCACAGAACACTAGCACTCTTTCATCTTTATGTTTATTCAAAAGTCTCTTTGTAGCGTTACTTTTAGCTAGAGATGATTGAATAAGTCTCATTCTATTAAGACGTAAGAACATTGTATCAGATCCACTACGTTCTAGATTAGTAATTACAAAAGATAGATCATCAAAACGTTTCTTCTCAGTTTTGATTTTACCATTATAATCATTCTTTACAATGTTATCTAATGGTACTCTCAACACATGAATTTCATAATCTACAATAACACCATCTTCAATTGCTTTTTCAATTGGATAATGAGCTATTACATGAAGATCTAATTCTTCTTCAAGGGTTCTTTCTGTTCCACTGGACAATGTACCAGTGAGACCAAGGATCTGTTCGTTATTTTCAAACAGTTCCTTACACACTTCTATTTGAGCCTCGCTCAATAAATGTATCTCATCTATAATAACAAGATTGAATTTCTTATTAGTATACTTCTTCAATGATAGGTGGGTTGTGTATGTTACATTTGCATCAAGATAACCTCTATCTTTAAAATCAGCTTGCCAAGAATCTTTAATCTTGTTATCTGGATAAGCAATAAGAACGCTTTTAATCTTCGGTTTAAAATGTTCTAGTATATTGATACTAGTTCTTATCTTACCAAATCTTGGGCATAGATTTAATATACCACGTCTTTCTTGTAACCATACATCAGCAAACTCTCTTTGCCTTTTATCTCTAATTGTCATAGCTCTCTTTGTTTTAACATTGCATCTGCTATCTCGTATGAATAGTCTGATATATAATCTTTAAGTGGTATATCTCTAGCCATAGCACTCCAAGACTTTGTAATTTCTCCTATACTACTGAAAAGTCCTTGCATTGCTTTTGCTGCAAAATAATCTCTTAAAGTCATTCCTTGATGAGCATCTAAATGTAATGCTGGAAATGCATTTTGTTCTTCTTGTTTCATTCTCTTAGGAAATATGATTTGTTAGTAATTGATTCATAATCACTATCTGTGATGTCTTTCTTTCTAGGAAGTTCTTTGAACATACCAATTTGGCCTAGGAAGCCCAAACCAATACGCACATCATCTTCACCATAAGAATTCTTTATTAGTCTCAAGGATCTGAAATACTTAGCACCAAACTCATCCTTTAGCTTATCTAGATCATAACCACTAGGGTCTGCCACCTTGTATCTCATAGGATCAAACAAGGCCATAACTACATCAGCATCATTCTGTGTTGCAGAACTGTCTGCAAAATCCTCTAGTTGAGGTTCTACATCACCATTCTTTATCCTAGAAGGATTAGATATATCACGATTGAACTGACTAACAACCACTGGTGAATAACCATAGAAGTCACGAGCATATCTTAGTTCATCCGACATTTTGTCGATAGCTTGTTTTTTGTTAGGTTGATCTTTAGTAAGCTTCAACAAACCAATGTGATCAATAACTACTAAAGTTATTTGACTTGGATCATTAGGAACATATATTTTGTTCCACTGGTCCAACTGTTCTATTCTACCATTCTCTAGAGCATAAGTCTTTAATTCTTTAGCTATACCTACAGGGTTCTCTGGACCATCAATGATTGTAACGATTTCACTTAGTTGTTCTACATAATCTCTATAGTGTAGAAACAAGTCATGTTCATCTTTAGTCATCTTCTCAGTCCAACCAAGTAATCTACCTACAGGAATAATAATACCCTGGTCTAGAAATATCTTACGAGATACCCATTTGGCCATCTTGTATGTTCTACTTCTCTCCATGGACCTATACCACACCTTTACCTTGATACCTGAAGCTAGGCCTTCTTTAGAAAGAGCCCAATCAACAGGATTAAGAACAAAAGCATCATCAATAAACGAAGTTTTACCAGATCCTGTTAGTCCACCTACAAGATAATACATACTCTTACGAATACCTACATATCTAGTCAAGCGATCAAATCCCATTGGTATCCCTCTGTTAAGATCATTGAGACCTTTCTCAACTTCTGCATTTAATAGTTCAAAACTCATAATAGCTCTATTTCTTGTTTAACTTCTTGCCAAAATGGTTTCATTACTTCATAACAGTGTTTTAATATCTCATCAACTGCTATTATAGCACATACTTTAGCATCTTCCCAAGCTTCTTCATCATACATTAAATTAGCTTTTAAATAACTATAGTATTTTTTAAATAACTCCTCTGCTTCTGCTTTACTGTTCATTATATATCTGTACCTCCTGTTGGTTTTTGTGGAGCAATGTCTACCTTAGCTCCATCATTAATTAGTTCTATGTAAGCTTCGAAAGCTCTCTGGTTTAGATAAGTTACACTGTTCTGCATAAAGGTCATTCTATTATCATTATTAACAATAGAAGATTCTTTCTTCTGCAAGAGTTCATATTCAAGAGCAGCTATAAGCTGTTGAGCTGTATATTCACCCTCTAGTATAATCTTGTCAAACTTAAGTCTACATTCATCTTTACCTTTTCTAATAGCTCTGGTACCTTTAAATGTTTTACCCTTATACTCAAATGAATCAGTACCTGGATAGTTCTTCCACCACTCTTCAAAGTCTGTAGTTGCAGGTTTTCTTCTTATCAGCTTTCCTGTACTTTTAGTGTTCATGAATTCTAATAGGTCTCTACCTAATGTTGTGAGCTTTTCATCAGTGTTGGTTATTAGTGCTTTCCTTATCAAAGTTTGATAGACAGAAGCAATCTTCATACTCCCATCACATAGTGGGGAAACATCATATTGCTCGTCTATCAACTTCAATAAGAATATAACATCTAGGTTATAACCTCTCTTGATGAGCTCTTCGAACTGTTCTGGTGTTACAGTTAGCTTCATCATTTAATATTGGTATTTCGATTTTAATAATTGCAGGTAAACGATTTTTACGTTCCTGTTCTTCTTCCCATTGTTGCCAAGAAGCTTCAACATCTTTCTGTCTTTCTATAACATAGATGTGGTCATTGGGATGTTCCCAATCTTCTAATCCCCAGTCCACTATTCAGCTTTTCTAGGTCTTCCAACAGGTCTTTTTTCAGTTGGTGCACTTTCTGCGACAGCTGGTTTCTTCTTCTTGTTTCTCTTCTTGTAATATTTCTTCTTAGGTTTGTCCATAGAATCAATAACATCTTTCTTTGGATAAGAGTGTTCTAGTTGACTAGTATAAGTCACCTTTCTAGGTTGAAATCTAGGCTCTTCTTCTTTAACCTCTTGAGCATTCTTTGCTGAGAAATACAGCATAACTACTGATACAATAGCTACAACTAAAATAATAATAAATACATTCATAGTTCTTCTTTTTTAATTCTTAAGCCAAATTGTAGGTCAAACCAACCAAATGTTCCTTCAGCTCTCGTTTTGTTAAATTTAAAAATCTTCTTTAATAGAGGAATAGCATACGCTTTGAATTCCTCATGTTGTTCTTGTGTCATAGTATTAGTATGATACCACATTGGATCATCACTTACATCTAGTACTGTCTTACCAATCATTTTTAACTGGTATTCAACTAGATGATCAGAGATGTTTGTACGATTTACTTTTGCTTTCATTCAAATAAATTTAATTGATTAGGAATATAAACTGTTTTAATTCTCTTACCTTCAGTTTTAATCTTAGTGATTATTCTGTTAGCTTTCTCAATATAGTAATTATAGTTGACATTATCAACTTTACTACCTTTTGGTAGGAAATTACAAACTTTACATACCCATTCACCAGCTTCTATCTGACTGATTGCAGCAGCTCTAGTGATACACTCTAAATTCTTAATCTTAAAGATTTTGTCTCCTGTGTTAGATACATAATAACGTATGAGTTTATCATACACTGTAACTTCTCCTGTGATTCTGTTAGTTCCTTCATAATGGAAACTTCTAGTTGCTTTCTGTCTTAGACAAAAATCATAGAGATTACTATGATTACGGATAGTATCAGAAACAGGAACATTATGAACAAAATACTGCTCAAGAGCCAGAGGCACCACTCTAGCGCTCTTGTTTTTATGTAATTCAAAATCTGTGAGGAAATCCCCTTTTTTCTTAATTTCTCCATTGGTCATAATTGCTAAGTAATCATTAACAGTACTAAAGATAATCTTAGAGTAGTCTGTTCTCTCCAACTCATACTGAGTTATGTCACACCACCATGCATTGATATCATGCATCAAAGGAATAA